GCTTGAACGTGCTGAGGAAGAAACCCAACGAGCTTGGGAAAGTGCCGAATTCTGGCGACAAAACGCCATGGAGTTGCAGGAAACGCTGCTCGAGGCCGACTACACGATCGGCATGACGAAAGACGGTCAGCTCAGCGCCACACCCAATCAACCCGAAGTCGATGCCGGGCTGGATAACACGATCGCAGCTCTTGACGACGCGGCCGCGTACTGCACGAACTTGGTACGGCCGCCATATGCCCGTCGTGCGGTACCGGCGTGTTCGATTGACGTGAAAGACCTGCACTTTGCAAGTGAGGGAGAAAGTGACCGGACTGCATGCTCTGGTTGCCCGCGCTTCAATGAGACTGATTCTTCTGCCTCGCCGCAACCGCCAGCGCGCCGTTCAGCGCGTGAGTGGCTAAACGCTCTGCCAGAGGCGGAAACGCATCCTGTCGATTGGACGCGTGTAGTCGCTGCTGAATGTCTTTCGCCAGCTTTCCCGCATCAATCTGCTCTGCGATGGCTGAAACAACAATTCCAAGCGCTACGCCAGTTGATTCGATCAGTTCGGCAAACGCCTGCCCAATGAATTCGTCATCCATGACAACCCCCTAAGTTACAAACGACTCACTGTATCACCAGGAGACGCGTAATGACCGTCAAACGCACCCCTCGCCAAATCCTTCACGAAGCCGAAGTGATCGCCCTGGCGAACAACTGCTACATCACCGAGGCGACCGTTGAGCTTGTGACCAAACGGGCAAAAAGGCTTGTGACGAAATACACCGTTTGGCGTCGTTCTTATCGTCCAACCCGTATCGGTACCCGCAGTTCCCCGGCTGCCCTGCGGGCGCTCGTCTGTAAAGCCGTCAACTTCAAGTAACCCGGAGACCCCATGGAATCACTACGCCAACAGGTTCTGCAAGCCGAACTCAAACGTATCGAAGACGAGGCGGAAGGCCGTAGCTTCGCGATCATGAATAAGGCCGATGCATTGCTCGCTGGTCACGAGCTGTGCCAGCGCATCAACGCGGTTGAACCGTTGATTGACGAATTCGAACCCCAGGTTTGCTATTACGGCGGACGGAGTTGTGAGGTCTTGATCTACACACGCACCGATGGCGACGTCTTTGTCCGTCGCTGCCTTGGCCTCGGCTTCGTGCTTGAGGTGATGAAAAAGTCATTCAACGACAACTACGAAGTCGCGATTGATGGCTTCAAAGGTGTCCGGGCGATCATCCGCAAAGACTTTCTCGACTTAGCAAGCGCACCCGAGCTTGCTGCCGCATGAGCCCGATCGCCCACATCATTCCGGATGAAGCGACGCTGCTCGAGGTCGCTGAGCAAGCCGCTGCCGGCCATCTGCACATCATCACCAACGGCAAGCGTACTGTGCTGTCGCCGATCGTTCCCCAAGGTTGGCATCGACTGATCATTACGATCAAGACGCCAACCCGCGCCCAGCTCGTGAGTGCCTGACGTGTTCTACACCATCCATCCGCTCGTCGCGTACGCGCCATTCGATCTGCTTAACGGCTTGATCGAAATGCTCGTCGCTTGCCTGATCTGGAGCAATGCCTTCCAGATTTTCAGGGACCGCGTTGTCAATGGGTTTATCTGGCCCATGGTCGCTGTAGTGGCAACTGCCTGGGCTGGCTGGAACCTGATATCTTTCCCGGCTCAAGACCATTTGTTCGCGTATGCCGGAAGCGTGGCGCTGGTGAGCGGGAATCTCGTATGGGTTGCCGGCGCAATCATTTTTCTGACCAACGAAACCAATCAAGGAAACCAACCATGAACTCTCCAACGCCGTTCGCCGGCCTGGCTGTGCCGACCATTCCCATCAACGCCATCATGGCGTCGCTCAGCAACCCACGCAAACGCTTCGACGAAGACTATATCGCCGAGCTGGCCGAGTCGATCAAGTCACACGGCCTGATCCAGCCGATCACGGTTCGTCCGTTGTCGCTCGACGGCCTGTTCGCCTTTAACAATCGCGCACACCCTGACGATGAACGCCCACAGTATGAGATCGTCGTTGGCGAATGCCGGTGGCGCGCAGCAAAGCTGGCCGGTCTCACTGACATCCCCGGTTACTGGCGCGATCTTGACGACAAGCAGGTTCTTGAAATTCAAGTGATCGAGAATCTCCAACGGCGCGACGTCCATCCGCTCGAGGAGGCCGACGGCTACCGGTCATTGATCGACAAGCATGGTTACACCGCCGACGAGATCGGCGAGAAGATCGGCAAGAGCCGCAGCTACGTCTATGCGCGCATGAAGCTCTCGGCACTGGGTGACATTGGTCGCGAGGCTTTCTTTGATGGCGAGTTCGACGCTTCGGTCGCGTTGTTGATCGCCAGAATTCCGGACGAGAAAGACCAACGATCGATCATCAACGCACTCCGGAATCAAGCCGGGACAGGCCAGCCCATCAGCTATCGCGAGTCGCACTGGCGTATTCGCAATGGCTTCACCAAAGACCTGACGATCGCCACCTTCAAGCCAGACGATGCAGACCTGCTGCCATCGGCCGGGAGTTGTACCGACTGCCCAAAACGCTCGGGTAATCACCCCGAACTGTGCCCAGATATCGACAGTGCAGACGTTTGTACCGATACCCGCTGCTTTGAAGAAAAGCGCCTGGCACGGCATCAGCAGTTGCTTGATGGCTATTCACAACGCCAGATCAAGGTGTATGCCGGTGAGGAGGCGAAGACGATCGCACCGCACGAGACAGAATGGTCGATTAACTCGGAAGAGTGGATGAAACCCGACGATAAGGTGCCGGAAGATGATCGCACGTATTCCGAGGTGCTCGGCGACGCCTTTCCGACGAGCGTTGTCGTCGAGGTCAAGGGCCACAACTGCACCAAGCTCATTGAGCTGGCCAGCGTGACCGCAATCGCCCAGGCGATGGAGAAGGCCGGCTTCAGCTTAGGTGATGACAACGACGATGAGGAGCATAACGAGACTCAACCCCGAGTAGCAGCGGAACCGGAATGGAAGGTCAGGCAACGCGAACGGGATGCTCAGGTCGAGCCAGAAAAGCAACGCCGGGCGAATCTACTGGCAGCAATCATGAATCGTCTGATCGACCACGATGGCGATCTCAATACCGACCCGATCATTACCGAACTGGCGATCGCTTTTCTCCGGCAGGAAGAGTCCTACAACGAGCTGCCCCGTCAAGCCTTGGAAGCGGTAGGAATCGAGTTTCCCGATCCGTGGGACGAACAGGCGATGCTTGACGTGTCGTGCAATGCGATACGCGCTTGGCCGATTGGCAAGGTTCTCGCCTTCCTCACGTATATGTTTTCTGAGGATGAGCGATACGACGTTTACGACTTTGCAGACGAGAAATTCTATCCGTCGCATGGTCTCAATGCGGTCGCTAAGGCCATTGACATCGACCCCGATATCTTTGGCGAACCTCCTGCCTCTACGCAAGCTGCGCAAGCGCAAGAACCCGTGCGCGAAGAAATCGGCGGATTGGCGATCGGCGATCGCGTACGCATCCGGAATGATATCGCGACCGGGACAGCGGCCTGGCGCCGGAAGGTGGGCGGCCGCGAAGGTGCGATCGAGACTTTTGCCGAGGGCGGTGCCTACTTCGACGTGCGGATCGGCGAGGGCAAGGCCGGACTGGTGAAGGGGCTCACGTTTAACGAGGTCGAGAAGATCGCGCCGGCGACCGAAAACGGCGATGGAAACGGCCAGGCCGATCTTATCGAGACGAACGAAAAGGCGGCGGCATGAGCTTACAAGTGCGCCCCGACATCCTGACCGTCTCCGGCCGTTACTTCGATTTCATCTATCCGGACAAGAGTGTCTTTAGCATCGAGACCATCGCTCACGCGCTGGCCCATATCTGCCGGTTTACAGGCCACACACGCCGATTCTATTCCGTCGCCCAGCACAGCACACTGGTGTCGCTCATCGTGCCCGAAGAGGACGCAATGGCCGGCTTGTTGCACGACGCGCCAGAGGCCTTCATCGGCGACGTGGCCACGCCGCTCAAGAACCTGCTCGCTGACTATCAGGCGATCGAGGAACGGGTTGAGCGCGTCGTTCTGTCGCGCTTCGGTGTGTATTCGCTACCTGAGTCGGTGAAGACGGCTGACCGAGTCTTGCTGGCCACCGAACTACGCGACCTGATGCCGGAACACGACGATGTCTGGCCGGTCATCGCCGACGTTGAACCACTCCTCACACGCATTGTTCCGCTCGATCCGGATGACGCCATGGTGGCGTTCCTCAATCGGTACGAAGCGATCCTCGCCCAGCAACAAGAACTCAAGTTTCCTTGCCCCAACGTCGCATAACTAATCAGGAGTCATCATGAAAGAGAATCGATTCATCACCGTCCCGAAAGTCAAACTGCCCGGCAGCGCGCTCATTGTCCAGTCGTTCGAGGTAGGTCAATACGCTTGCACCAAAGGCGCAGCAGGGAAAGCCGCTGTGACTGCCGAAGATGCCCCATGGGTCAGGATCAACTTTGCCAATGCAAAAAAATCCTGCGAGAAAGCCGGATTCGCCCTGATAACCGAACTGCAATGGCTGGCCATCGCGCTCGATGTCGCGTCGGTGCCGTGCAATTGGAATACAGGGATCGTCGGAAAAGGCCGTCTGTTTCAAGGCCTGCGCAACGACTCCGTCGACTCGGCACAGCCAGGCAATTACGAACCGGAAGATCCGGACGAACAGCGCTGGATGACACTCAGCAACGGCGAGCGCATCTGTGATCTGAATGGCAATGTTTTCCAGTGGGTCTTCGACAACATCCAGGGCGACGAGAATGGCCTGACGACAATCATCGAGGCCGATTCGATCAGTCTGGCCATGGCGCCATATGCTAGCCGAACAAAAGGGATGGGTTACCGACCAGACGGCGAGCGTGACTGGTCTGGCTCTGCGCTCGTCCGGGGCGGCTACTGGTACTCGGAGTCCCGTGCCGGCGCGTTCTTCCTCGACCGCGGCTGGCCCGGCGGCGAGTACGACGGCGTCGGCTTCCGCTGCACCAAGCCCGGTCTCTGATCACTGGTCACTGGTCGCCCCAAAGGGGTGACCTCATCCATCCACTCACTAGGACTTCATCATGAACGCACGCGAAAAAGGTATCTTCAACAAGTTCAACGTCACCCGCACGGACGGCCGTGACACTCCAGGCGAAAAGCACGAAGGCGATCAGTACTTCGTCCTGAATATCACCACGGACCCTTACGCTATCCCCGCATTAGCGGCCTATGCCGACGCCTGCCAATCTGAATACACCGTGCTGGCTACCGACATCCAGCGCATGATCGGTGACAAGGTTATGGCGTGCAGCGAATACGTCACGGTTCCCGAAGTGACCCTGCCATCCGGCCAGGTCGTTCCATCGTTCCGCGTGGGTAAGTATCTCAGCAGTCGGGGCCCAGGCAATATTCCGGTGTCGATTGCCACCAGCGCACCGTGGGTTGAAATCAACTATCAGGACGCACGCGACGCAGCGGATCTGGCGCACCTGGCATTGATCACGGAAAGACAGGCGCTGGCCATCGCTTTCGATATCAGCCAGCAAGCCATTAACTGGACTGGAGGTGAAGTTGGCAACGGCGCGCTGTTCCAAGGCCTACACCAGGGAAATTTCGAGGAAGCACAGCCGGCCAACGTCGAATCCGAAGACGAAACCGAACGTCGCTGGTTAGAGCTTTCCAATGGCGAACGAATCTATGACTTTGCCGGAAACGCCTATACATGGGTGTTTGACGATGTCCAGGGCGACGAGAATGGCCTAACGACGATCATCAAAGCCGATTCAATCAGTCTGACCACAGCGCTTTATCCAAGCCGAGAAAAAGGAATGGGCTGGCGTCCCGATAGTGAGCGTAATTGGTCTGGCTATGCGCTCATCCGGGGCGGCTACTGGCGCTCGGAGTCCGATGCCGGCGCGTTCGTCCTCAACTACGGCTGGCCCGGCTACGGGGGCGACCTCGTCGGCTTCCGCTGCACCAAGCCCGGTCTCTGATCACTGGTCACCGGTCGCGGCAAAGCCGTGACCAATTATTACGAGGAAAATCATGAACAATAATTGCTTCGTTCCGATCCCTGAAACAACACTGCCGGGCGGCCTGGTTGTTCCAGCCTTTCAGATCGCCCAATACCCATGCAGCCAAAGAGGCGGGAAGCTATCAATCACAAAAGACGGCACGCCATGGGTGCGCATCAATTACATCAACGCGACGAAGGCCTGCAACGACGCTGGATATCAGCTCGCACGGGAGACTCAGCGCCTGGCCGTTGCCTACCATATCGCAGCGCAGGACGAGAACTGGACCGGCGGCGGGGTTGGCTTCGGGAAGATGTATCAAGGCCTGCGTAAATGGAATGTCAACAGCGCCCAACCGGCAAGCATTGAACCGAAAGATGAGGACGAGCGACGCTGGTTTGTTCTTCCAGGCGGGCACCGCATCTACGACATCGCAGGAAACGTCTGGGAATGGACATTTGATGACGTTCAAGGAAACGACAAAGGGTTGATTGCCAGACCGTTCAAGGCCGACTCGCCCAGCTTGGTCATTCCCTATCCGGACAAAGACAAGGGTCAAGGCTGGACACCGCCAGTGGGCAGCAATTGGTCTGGCAATGCGCTCGTCCGGGGCGGCTACTGGGGCTCGGAGTCCGATGCCGGCGCGTTCGTCCTCTACAGCGACTGGCCCGACCGCGAGGGCGACGACGTCGGCTTCCGCTGCACCAAGCCCGGTCTCTGATCACTGGTCGCTGGTTCCGGGTCACAGCGTAAGCGGTGACCCGGCCTGATGAAGAAAACACCATGACAACGCAAACACCGACTACGGAAGAAGAAACTGAATTCTCGCTGCGCGCCTTCAAGGGCATCGAGGCTGGACTTGGTCACGCCGATCCGACGGCCGAGATCTCGCGCAAGCTTGAGGCGCAATACCCTGGGCACTTGATCCTAGTCCAGGCCGGCAAGTTCCTACACGGCTACGATCGCACGGCCTACACACTCAGCACGCTCAAGAAATACAAACTCAAGCTGGTCGGCACCAGCGGCGATCCGCATCTGCGCGTTGGCTTTCCGGCCGGCAACTTCCAGCGACGGCTCTGGCCGATGCTTGCGGATTTCGGTATTCCCTATGCGGTCGCGATCGGCACACAAGCCACTGGCCACACCATTTACACGTCAGAAAAACCTACTGGGAACACAGACGTACTAGCCGCCGTATCGACTCAGATCCTACAGGAGGTTATCGCCGAACTCCGCCAGCGCGGCGAACTGAACAAAGCCGCTGCTCAGCAGATGCTGGCGAACCCGGAAAGCACGGGCTTTATGCTCAAGGCGCGAGCCCAGGAGCTGGATACGCAATTACTACAGGACGTGATCAAGATGCCGCGCGACATCCGCACCACGTACGGCGCCAGTCTACGCGTCTGCATGACCAATATCCTGCGATCGGTCTTCGCCTACGGGCTGGAAGACAACAAGGTCGTGTTGCTCCGCGCACTGTCGGCCGACATCGATCTGATCAAACACTATCTGACACAGGCCCCAAGGCTAAACGGGTTCAAGCTCAATTTTGAAGCGAGAGCCGGTTTAGCCGTTGAGCTTGGCCGCCTGGTGGGCGGATTGCTGCGCACGGCAAAGGTGCAGCCATGATCTTCAACGAAGGGGATTCTCTGGAAGGTCTGGCAATGCGCTCATCCGGGGCGGCTACTGGAACTCGGAGTCCAATGCCGGCGCGTTCAACCTCAACAACGACTGGCCCGACAACGAGAACGACAACGTCGGCTTCCGCTGACCCAAGGCAATCACGTCCGGACGATGGCATTGCCGTCGAGGGGCAAACTCTTGGTCGAGGATCTCCTGGTGCTCGCGCACCAAAAGCACGGCAACACGCCAAACCGGGAACCGCCACGAGGCCTACGGGTGTCGTGGCGGAACGCGGCGAATTGAGTTTTCAGACGCTGACGGCTCTTGATAATCTCAACACCTGTTGGCAGCAAGCCAAACGCAACAAGGGAAGCCGAGTCCGCATCCAGCGCTTCGCCGAAGATCCACTGCACTACCTGACGACGATTCAACAGCGCCTGCGCGATCGCGCCTATTCGTTCGGACCTTACAAGACGTTTACCGTCAGGGAGAAGAAGTTCCGCGACGTGGTCGACGCCCCGATGAAAGACCGGATCGTGCACTGGATGGTCTATCAGACCTTGCTGCCGATTTGGATGCCGCGCTTCATTCATGACACTTTCGGCAATCTGCCTGGTCGTGGAACGCATGCAGCGGTGCAACGCCTGGCTGACTTCAGCCGATCGCCATCAAGCGTATGGGTGCTACAGATCGACATTTCGAAGTACTTCTATTCAATCCCGCACGATCAGCTCAAGGCACGCGTATTGCGCTACATCGGCGACCATGATCTTCGCCAGTTGCTGGCAGCCCTGATCGATTCCTGGAAGACGGACGATCGATACGATGATCTATTTACACCAGAAAGCGCGTTCCGTCGAACAGCCGCGAAAGGCATGCCCATCGGCAATCTCTCGAGCCAACTGTTCGCCAATATCTATTTGAATGACTTCGACCACTGGGTGAAGGAAACCCTGCGCGTACAGCGATATCTGCGCTACGTCGATGACATGGTTTTTCTCGGCGAGAGCCGTGAGGATCTGTTGGGGATTCAGTCGGCGGTTGTCGCGCGGCTTGATTCCGAAGGACTGACCGTGCATCCGAAGAAAGTTCGCCTAGCGCCCGTTGCGGCCGGCGTGCCGTGGCTTGGCTATGTCGTTTGGCCGAATCACGTGTGCGTTGGCCGATACATCCGGCACCGTTACCACCAGCGACTGCGACAGCATGAATCCGGCGTGCGCGATCGGTCGGAAGCGCTGAATTCCTATCACGCCATGTTTCGATATACAGGAGCCAGCTCGTGAGCCGCAAACACTCAAGCCGTCGTCAGCGCCCGGCCAGCGCACCCATGCTGATCAATCGCGGCTTGAAGTCCGTCGATATCGAGACCGAGGAACGAATGCTCGTCGAGGCCTTCGCCAACGGATGGGCGACCACAGCGCATTTCGACTGCCTGGTCGATATGCGCAACGTGCTGACGCTGGCCGGAAACCACAAGGACGATAAGAGCGCACTGGCGATCACCGAAGCGATGCGCATTCCACTAGCCAACATCCGTGAGCGCTATGCCAAGACCGGACGCATGGGCGTAGCAGGCGAGGAGCTACAGCTACTGCGCGTCTTCGTCGACTACTACGCTGATTTCTGGCTACGACAGCCGGTGGCGCTGTATGAGGCGGCGTGCGATGAGCTAGGCAAATTCAATGAGTCGTTGAAGGTGGCGGCGTGAAACGCGTGACTTGGATCAAGGAGTAAGCCTAAATGAATGCGCCAGAACTAAACCTAATCGAGCAGCTTGCAAACGCAGTGGCGATTCGAGTCCGTCCGACGGTCCCGCTAGACGTTGAGCTTTGGACTGTTGCCGACGTTGGTTCCTACCTGAAAGTCGCACCAAACAAGGTCGTTGAGCGTTACGCTTCTTTGCCGGATTTTCCAAAGAGAATCGAACTTCCAACGGCCCAAGGCAGAAAAACTCATCCAAGATGGCTCGCTCGAGACGTGATTCGCTGGGTTGAAGGCTACGCAGGATAAGGATTTTTTAGAAATCTACGTACCATTTTTGCACCAAACAGACATCAACGCAT